GCGGGGTTTTCCCCGCATCGTCTTTTCAACCTTATCGAATATCTGTGCCATTGTGTCATGGCTATTTGATATTGTATGCTTCTTTTGTGCTCGTTCGGCAATGACCTTTCCGCACGATCACTTTGGCAGCTTTCTTTTCACCTTCCGGTTTCTTTTTGTTTTATGTTAGTTTGTTTTGTGCTGTTTTGCTGTATGCGTTCTCTACCTATGTAACGCCAGCTAAATGTTTACTATAAAAATACTTTTCATAAGTTAGTTTTAAATGCATTCCGGTTTCGGTTTTAGAAGTCTTTTTGTTGCTATCTTAATTATGTATGCTCCTAGTGAAGGATTCGCTCTGCTAGTTTAAACTTAGTATGACATATTTAATTATTTTAGTGGCATTTAGCAACTCCATTAATGAACGTTTGTAATTAGGTGAGATACGTAGGTCTCCTGTAATGTCCTTTGCGTAAGTTGCTTGGTTAGTCCCTTGCTTCTTAGACACTTCGTGTGGTGGACCTCTTGCACTGACTGTTGAGGTTGCTCATAAATTACGAATTAGTAAGGTTGGTTTTAGGACTTTTTATCAGCTTTTTGGCCCCTTTATTATAAAAGCTGTAGGTAATGGCCTCATCCATACGCCTAACATTGTTTAATCAATGTGAAAATGGTCGTGGCATCCCTTTCTTTTCTTTTATTAAATTGTATTATAGAATTTATTAATATGGCTACTTATGTTTCTGCCGGTTCTTCTTTTACCTACTCCGCGATCTTTGGCAGTGTGCGCACTGCTGTGCGAGGCTGGGCTAGGGTTCCTAGCCTCGACACCTCCACCCTTAATTGGGATTTGGAGGTGGAAAAGCCCAAGATTACTTGGGCTGAGAGATTGCGGGCTCCTAGGCCCATTAAAAGAGTGAGGGGGCCTGCTCAAATGGCTCCCCGGAACCCCCCTCCTCCTGTGGAGGATCTCTTCACCATCCCCTTTAATTTGGGGTTTAAGTTTGTGGCTCCCACTAAGAGAGCCGAAAGAGAAGAGTTGGCTCGGAAGAGTCGAGCCTTTAGAAGAAAGATTCGGGATATGACAACTCCCGCGGAACGACCATGGAGAGTCCCCAAAACTCTCTATATTGCTGGGGTAAAATGTCCCCAACTTGGTCGTTCCATGTGGCGCCCTTATATCAGGCGTCCTTTGGAATCATTCGGTGAGTGGCAACGCCGAATTAAAAGAATTGTTGCCGCATTTTGGCAGGGTAAGCGAATTGCTGCCCATAACAGAAATTTGGACGGTTCGCCGTTCGAGCAACTCGTCAAAATTATGGCGAGTAATGGCCTCCTCCATGAACAACTTTTAGAGGAGGTTTTGCTCAACGAAGAGCCAGAAATTTCTGGCAAAATCGTCTTGTGGCCTCGGAAATTGCGAGTGCCGCAAGTTGCAAAATTTATTGGCCCAATGCCCAAACCTCGTGGGTATGGCTTTGCTGAAGCTTGTTTAGAGAGGAAGCTTCAGCTTGCTAAATTATGGGAAGAATTCCACTCTCGAAGAAAGCAGAGAGTGGCCCGGTGTAGAAGGGTTTATTCCTTCAATGACCATCGGGTGTTCTTTCTTCGCCCAGCTTTGGAAAAATTACTTCTCGAACATGTTGAGGAAGTAATTAAGAATGATCCAGAGGCAGCGGAAGCTTTTCAAGCTGAAGTGCCCCAAGGTAACATGTATTTTGAGAAGGATGATGATTTATTATCTTGTTTTACGCGTTTAGATAATTCTTCTAAATTTTTAGATAATAGTAATAATTTCATCCCGTGCTCTGTTGGTCCCTTGGTTGCTCGTGGCGAGATGGCGGATGCCCCCGAGAAGAGCAAGAGTGATGTAAAGGGTGATAATAAGAGTGCTCAAGGTGATGCTGCTAAGCCAACAACTGAAAAGATTGGTAATGTTGCTATTGAGAAGGCAGAGGGTGTTTCAACATCGAATCCCATTAAGCCTATGCCTATGGCCTCTTTAGTTGGAATTTCGTCTAAGGCATCAACCGAGAAAGTGGATGATTTAGTTAATAGATTTATTACTATTAAACAATGTACTTGGTCTACTCAAAAACAAGGAGAGGAGTTATGTTCATTAACTTTGCCTTTAGATGCTTTAAATAATAGTGATTTTCAAAATTCTCCAAATTATGCTCCTTTTCAAGTTCATACTTATTGGCGAGGAAATATGCGTATTAAAATTTTAGCCAATGCTAATATTCGTCAATATGGTCAATTACAAATTGTAGCGTATTATGGGGCAGATTTTGATGGTAATTGGCCTACCAGAGATAATATATGGACACGTTCCCAAATGCCTCATGTTTTAATAACTGCCCCGTCGAGTAATTCGGCTGAATTTTTGATTCCGTATGATTTTGTTAACCCAGTTTTACGTATTTCGCGGGGGGCTGACAGTTGGTTTGTTAAAGAAACTGGCACTAGTGAATTGGCAAATTTGTGTCGTCTTTCGATTCGTGTAATAATTCCTTTAAATTCAGCGGAATGTACTGCAAAAGAAGTTGATCTTTCAATTGGTATTTCTTTTGAGGATAATCATTTTAGTGGTATGGTTGATAAGAGAGTGGTTGAGTTTAAGCCTAAAGCTGAAATGTTCTCGATAGCTGCTATGTATGCTATAAAGGAAGTTATGGATCGAATTGACAAGAATCGGGATAATCCCACTGTTAATGCTGTGGGGACCCCTATTTTAGGAGTTAATGCTAGTTCTTGGTGTCATGGTTCTGGAATGGCAGAATTTTCCAATGTTTTGCGGTTAAATCCTGTTTCTTGTGCCACCTATCCTTCTGATCGAATGCCAGCTGAAAACGAAATGGATATTAACTTTGTTAAGCGAATTTATGGCATGTTCAAAATTGTCCATTGGGACACGCAATATAAACCTGGTGAATTGTTGTTGAAATTTGAGGCTTCGCCAATTTTTGATCCTAGCAATTATCCTGTAGTTGTTAAAGACCAGACTACCTGCTATGCTATTCCACCTATTGGCATATTATCCAGTCTGAATTGCTATTGGACTGGTTCTTTAGAGTTACGTTTAGATATTGTTGGGGCTACCGAACTTACTGGTAGATTGGTAGTTGCTTATGTTCCTAGGTATTTTGGAGAATTAACTTTACAACAGGCTTTTAATTGTACACATTCAATTTTTAATTTGCAAGGGGATAATAGACAATTTGTTTTTAATATACCCTATGTTGCGGATAAAATGTTTTGGGATCGTAGAAAAATTTTACAGAGTAAAGATAATGAATATTCGACTTATCAACCTCCTGGTTCTGTCTATGTATTTGTTTATAATAAATTAGTTGTAAATTGTACTGTTCCGTCAGATTGTTATCTCATTTGTTATTTGCGTGGGGGAGAAGATTTTCATGTTGCAGTACCAGCTTTTCCAAATTTTGCACTTTCTTTTAATTCTCAGATGATTATACCTATTACAATTAAAGATAAAGCTGTATCTATAGATGGATATTTTCCTGTATTTATTGGCTCTTGGTATCAATTTTATGCAGAATATTCTGCTGATAGGCAACATCTGCCTATTTTTCGGTATGGGGACTATACATCTCATATAGCCCAATTTAGAATAATAGGTAATCCAGATGTTGTTTTGGGTAAGTATTGTACTTTCGTTTCACCAGCTGCAAATTATTCCTTTACTTGGCAAATGAAAGCTTATTGGAAAGAAGGGGGATCAGAAAAATCAGAAAAATTTGATAAAACGTTTAAAATTACTGGTGGATTTGTCATTAATGTTGAGGGATATATTTACCTTATCCCTGCTTTTTCTGAAGATTTTGCTAGGTGTATGTTAGCGCACGCTTCTAGTCATATGACGTTGAATGGTTTAAGACAATGGTTTCAGCTTCCTTTTATTGCTTTTTCTAATAATCATCAATTTTGGGCTAATGATCCGGATTTTGGGAAATATCGTGGAAAAAGTGGCGTTCTGTTTGATTATGCTGATTATACTACGGACTCGCCTGTCCTTGATGGTACTAATCAAGGGCGGGTAGTGTTAAAGTATAAAGAGCTTAAACCATATCCCGAGACAGTTGTAGCTAATGCTATTGGAGATGAACGTAGTAGTAACGTTGCAACCCCGATTAAAGTTTTACCATCTGGTGCTGGTGCTACTCCACAAACTGTTGTTTTTGGTGAAACGTTCGACGATCTGAAAGATTATTGTCGACGTTATCAATTGTATGCGACTGTTGACTTTAAAATTGATAAAAGCAATCCTGCTAAGATTTTTACTATTAAAGTACCAATTAAATTTCAAGGTTTGCCCTTAACTGTAGATACTAGTCCTAAAAGTAAAGATATTTATAATAATCGTGTTCGTGATGGCGTTATTCCATATATAGCATCGGGGTATAGGTTTGCTTATGGAGGTATTCGATTTCGATTGTCATTTTTATCTAATTCTTCGTATATTCAAAATACTAAAATAACAGTACAGCATCGTCCTGATATTTTACCTGAAGATAAAGTTGTCTTGGAAGATGCTACTACTATTGGTAATAATGATTTGATTCTGCCGGGTTATGCTTCCTATACCCAGTTTTTGGCCACGAATCATGTTATCAGTGTTGAAATTCCTGCTTATTTACCTATTTCTAAAGTTTGGCTACAAGAATCTAGTGATAATTATACTGTTACTAGATGGGGTAATATGGGTTCTTTGGCTATTGGGATAGAGATGGGACCAAGACGTGAGGGAGATTTTCGAATGGATATTCACTATGCTTTAGCTGATGATGCTCGTTTCTCAAATTTTGTTGGCTTTCCTCCTATGTTGGACTTGACTAGTTTACCACCTGAAGATCTTGTTTCTGAGGCTATAGCTTCAGAGTATGAGTTCGTTGGTGATGAGATTGTTAAGGGGGAAATGAATGCTGAGGGCGATGGTGGAAGTTTCTTTTCGTCTTGGAATCCATTTAAAAAGACCACCGCCGCAATAGATAATATTTCAAAAGTTGATGTTGAGAATTTAAATGAAACCATAGGTGAAACTAAATCTTTTGTTCAAAATTTGACCGGTGCTTTAGAAAATATTTTGCCTTCTGTGAGTAAAGTTGGTGAAACTATAAAAGATTATACTTCGACTATAATTACTGCTATATCTAATTTTATTCATTGTTTGTTAAATACTTCAATTGCTTCAATAACCACTTCAATTATGGCTATTTTAGCTCAACTAAAGCTTGTTTCTTTTAAAAGCGCGGAAGTTATTTCTTCTAAATTAAGTGACTTATTTTCTTTTATAACGCGCTCCTCGAATAAACAGAATGGAGAGGAGGCCGTTGCTAATATGGCACATGATGAGTCTGAAGAGGATTCATATAAGTGTGCTTATATTTCAACGTTAGTTGCTGCAATTGCAGCCGCACTCGCGTTAACTCCTAGATTATGTTCAAGTAATTGGAAAAGTTTTGGTATTCTCTTGATGGATGGTATTAAAAATTTTGCTATGACAGCCAATCATTTATTTACATTTATTAAAAATAATCTTTTGGTTATTCAGAAAATAGCAAATAAATTAGTTAATCATAGTCCTAGTTTAAAAGATGTTTTGCCTTTAAAAGATACGCAAGAAGCAATTTATAATTGGTGTGAATCGGCTATTAATATTTTAGATCCTAGAGCTGAAATGCGGTTATTTAGTGATATTAAAATGTGTTCTAAAGTACATTTGCTTGCCGCGCGTGGTCATGTTATTTTGCTTTCTTTAGGAAAAATTAAAATTGATACTAAGCAATTTTCGGTAATTAGAGAACTTTATTCAAAATTGGAAAAGCTTCGTTCTCGATTAACTAAAATGCATTTAGCTCCTCCCGTTCGTTTTGAACCATTTGTTGTGGAGGTAACTGGTAGTACAGGTGTGGGTAAAACCACTCTTGTTACTGGTGGAATGGAGGGAGCTAATGGGCTAGCAATAGAGTTGTTTAAACATTTAAATTTGACTCATGCTGGCGAATTGATTTATCATCGTCAGCTTGGGAATCCACATTGGAATGGTTGTAAAAATCAACCCGTTTTCTTTGTGGATGAAAAATTTCCAATAGCTAAGCAAGGCTTTGATGACGTTCAGATTGCTGAATTATTTATGATTAAATCGCGCTGTATTTTTAATCCTTTAATGGCTGATTTACCTGATAAAGATATTCGGTATAACCCCATTTTGGCTTTTTATTGTTCTAATAATGCTTTTCCTTCATTAACAGGTATTTTAGATTCTTTAGCTGTTTCGCGTAGGCGGGATGTGTTAATTAAAATGCGTTGGTCTTCTAAAATTTGGCGAAAATATAATCCAACTGGAAAAAATAAAAATTTTACCTTAAAAGATTTAACCGCTGATGAGCGTAATGGTTGGAATTGTTGTGAATTTGCTTTTAAGGGGGATGTTAAAGATGAGCATTCAGCATGGTCACCTTATAAACCTTATAAGGAATTTTTACAGGATTTGAAAGCTAGGTGGTTTCAATATTATATCACTGAGCAGGCCATTTTTGAGAGAAATTTAATTGCAGCTCTTTCTTGTTATCCTGAAGAAGGTCAAGAATGGTCTACAATTGATAATCAGTGGTTTAATATGATTGAAGAGAAATTTGGTGATAGAGATGTTTTAGAATTTAAAGCTGCTTTGCGTGAATTAGTTACTTTAGAAACTTACAAAAAGATGACTGATAAAGAGAAATCCCTAAATTATTGTAAAATTCTTAAGAAATTCTTTTGTTCTAAAGCTGTTCCTGATGATCAATTGGAAAAAGCTATCGGCGAGGTAAAAGATAAGATCATGGAGAGTTACCGTAAAAGTTTGAATGTAGTAGATTCTACTACACCAGCCGTTCGTGCTGAAGCTTTTGAACCACCCCGAACTAGTGATAATGCTGTTCAAATTTTGGAAAAGCAAGGAATTATAAAGAAGTGTGTTGAATCTAAATTAGTCTCTTGTGCTCATCATTATTTGTTGGATTCACGAGATGTTAATTCTCATTTTTCATATGATTCTGAACTTGATTGTTGGGTGACATCTATGGAGAACGTGGAGTCTTTTTGCAATTATCTCAAAGAAGACGATGGTTCTCCTTATAAATTAACAATGAATAAATATTTTGGTAAGCAAGATAATTCATTTTTACAATTTGAATCTTCCATGGATAAAACTAAATGGAAGCCTTTCCCAAAATTTAATATTATTGTTCATGATAATCAAGCTTTTATCTCCAATAAAGAGTGTAAAGAAAATTCTAAATGTTGTTGGAAGAAAGAGCAGCGATTACAATTTGCTAAACAATTTTATGAATCTGATCCTGTAGCACAAAATTTAGTTAAAAATTTTAATTTTTCGAATTTAAGTTCTATGTTACCTAAAGAGTTTTTAGATTCTATTAGAATGTCAGTTAATGATTCCCTCCAGGAAGAAAAGTTGAGTTGGAAAGAAAAGTTTTATAACAAAATTTCTTTTATTCCAAATTGGTTTGAAAATATTCGTGAATCTTTCTTTAAAATTGAATGGAAGCATTGGTTTAAGCGCTTGGCCATTATTATGGGTATTTTCTTTTTTCTAGGTGCTATGCTAAAATTATGGACTATGGGTGCGACGGCTAGTTTAACATCGGAAGTAGCTGCAACATCTATTTGTGGAGGTACAGCAGCTATGTTAAATGGGGATGCTGTAGCTGAAGCCTTTGCTTCAGGAGACCAGAGGCGTGTTTTTCCTGCTAGAACTAGAGGTAGAGAGATAGCAGAGAAGACTTTTGCGAAGGGCAATATGAATTACTCTTGTTACGATCGTGTTAAGCAGAGTCTAAGAAGGAATACTTTCTTTATCTCTATGTATAGCGAGAATCGCATGCCATTGGTAGGGCGTTGCTTAGGTATTTGTGGAATGTATGCCCTTGTAGTTGACCATTACTGGGAGGGTTGGCAAAATTATTCCCAAAGGGAGGGTGTAGATGATTTACACTTTTTCTTTATGTCAGCTTTGAAACCAGAACCCATTTCATGTAAATTTTCGGATTTGAAATATACTAAAATAAGTAATAGTGCTCTAGGCTTAGTTGAATTAAAGAATCGATCCAAATTTAAACCTTTTAAAGATATTCGTAAATTAATTGCTCGCCGGGAAACTCATAGAAACACCAATGGTGAGGGACTAGTTGTTGAGTTTGATGCTTTTGATCCAAAAACTGGTGAGAGAGATGTTATCCCCTTTCCTTGTCCCTATACTTTACGTTCAGGGATAAAGGTTCAGGGGTGTAGTTTGTATGGAGATTATCAGACTGGGCAACTATACCAATATCCTGGCTTTAATGGTTTAGGCAGATGTGGGTCGATATTGATTAACACTGAATTGCAATCACCGATTTTAGGCATGCATACCGCTGGAGCAGGTCAGCTGGGTTTTGCGGAAGCAATTTATCAGGAAATGTTTGATTCTTTAGATAATGTTATTTCTATTGAAGGTGCTATTGGCAATGCCGATGATTCTCGCTGGTTCGTTCCTGGTGAGACAATTGGCATTGGAGCTGTTGCACAAAAATTTGCTCATAGAGCAAATGAGAAAAGTATGATTATTCCATCTTTTGTGCAAATCCATGGATCACATAAATTTCCTAAATTTACTGAACCATCAGTGTTAAGTCCTAAAGATCCGCGTCTGCCTACTCCCTTTAGTCCTATGCTGGAGGGATGTAAACATCATGGCAAGCCGTTGAAGCCAATTAATTCAGAACATCTTAAAATTGCCGTTGCTGATTTACAAAATTTAATTTTGGCTAAAAATAAACCGGTTCGTTCGTCAGTTGGGTTATTGACACCGATGCAAGCTGTAGCTGGTATACCTGATTTGGAAGGTTATCAACATCTTGAGTGGAATTCATCGGAAGGTTTTCCATTTGTTAATTTGCGGCCATCAAGCGCTCATAATAAGAAATGGTTGTTTACGTTTGATGGCAACGGTCATGCTACTGGAATGCATCGTTTGCTCGAAAGTCATCTTAAGAGCAAGTGGGATAAGCGCAATCAAGGTATAGTGCCTGACACTGTATTTGTTGATTGTTTGAAGGATTGCACTGTTGCTGTTGATAAAGTGTTGGAACCAGGAAAGACTAGAATCTTTTCTATTTCCCCTGTCGATTTTACCATTCAACAAAGACAGTGCACTTTGGATTTTGTGGCTGCGTTTATGGCTAACAGAATGGATTTAGAGCATTCTGTTGGCATTAACCCTGATTCGAGCGAGTGGGCAGAATTAGCTGTTAATTTATTATCGGTAGGAGATTCTATAGCCACTGGTGATTATTCAAAATTTGGGGATACTATCCCCCCTGAGTTCATCCATGCCGCTTTTCGTATAATACGGAATTGGTACATTCACAACGGCTGTAAGGATGCGGAGCTTTTGCAGCAGCTAGAAATTATGCCCTATGAGATCGCAAATAGTGTTCATTTGATGTTTAATCATTTGTATCAGTGTGTGTGCGGTCAACCATCGGGTAATAGTTTAACAGTGATTATCAATTCTATTGCAGGTGCACTGTATTTAAGAACTGCTTGGTTAGAAATTATGCGAAATACTCCGTTCGCTTCGTTGGCGGATTACCACAAACATGTGAAGGCATTCACATATGGTGATGACCTCATCGTGTCTCTTAGTGATACTATAAAAGATCAGTTTAATTGTATCCATTGGCATAGCTTCTTTGGAGCTCATAAGTTAAAATTTACTAATGCCGATAAAGGAGAGACAATTGTTGGTTATGGTTCGATAATGGAAGCGGACTTTTTAAAGCGTGGCTTTAGAGATCATCCTTATAGGCGGTTGCCTCAGGTGGTGCTGGCACCTTTAAAACAGGAGTCAGTTGAGGACACAGTCAATTGGGTTTGGTCAGATTCTTATGGCCGTGCTGAAGAGGGTTCGCCTACATTTGAACAAATGTGTATGCAGGTTTGTGGAGATTCGTCACGAAACGCCTTTGGTCGAGGACCCAAGTATTACGAACAGTGGCGACAAAAATTAATAATGTTTTGGGTTAAGAGAGGACATGTTCTTAACCTTGAAACCTGGGAGCAACTAGATTATAAAATTTTTAATTTAGGACATGATTTATTTAAATTTTATAAAAAGATATTCGTACCTAGTTACTACAATTCAGATCAGTTTTTAGAAATAAAATAGTTTTTATTTTCATTTTTCCTTGGTCTATCACTTTTGTGATGGGGTAGAGCTCCCGTAATCGGGGGTATCCCCAAAAAAAAAAAAAAAAAAAA